CCGCGCCACGTACCGTTGCGACGGACAGCCGATGTGGAAGTCGGCGCTGACCCCGTTCAAGGGCAGCAACACGGTTTCGCCCATTATCACCCTGGCCGTTCGGTCGTAACCCGGCTGACGAAAGGAGTTTCACAATGAGACTTTGCGAAGAGAGTCAAATTGTCGTCGGGCTGGTGCCTTACGACATGAGCCTTGGAGCCGGCAGCGGCGATTACATTTCCTTGAAAAACTACAGGCACGTTGCCGTGGTGTTTCTCAAGGACGCCGGCACGGCCAGCGAAAACGCCACGATCACGCTGCAACAGGCGTCGGACGTGGCCGGCACCGGCGTGAAGTCCCTGAACTTCACGGAGTATTACCTCAAGGACGGCACGCAAACCGGCGTGGGGACGTTTACCAAAACGTCTCAGACGGCGGCAGCCACCGTCACGGCCACCGGCGCCAACGAGCAACTGCTCGTGGTCGAGTTCGACGGGGACGATCTGGACGTGGATAACGGATTCGATTGCATCCGCGCCACGATCAGCGACGCAGGCAGCACGACAGCGGCCTACGGCACGTTGCTGTACATCCTCTCGCAGGCACGCTATCCGTCGGAGCCGGCGTTGTCGGCGATTGCGGACTAACCGTAAGGCGGAAACCCGGCGGGCGGGGAAAATCAGAACCCCGCCCGCCCGGGCTTCCTTTTCGGGAGGTTTTGCGCCATGAAACGCGCCCTGATAACCGCTGCTGCTCTGGAGCCGGAAACGCTGGCCAACTGCCGCGCGCAGTGCCGGCTCGATTCGACTGAGGAAGATGCGCTGGTGACTAATCTTCTGCAAAACGCCCGTGAGGCGGCGGAAGAATATCTCTGGCGACGACTGATTACCCAGACCTGGGACCAGTATTTCGACAAATTCGCCGATCCGCTGCGGTTAGAACTGTCACCCGTGCAATCGCCGATCACCAGCATCAAATACTTGGACGCCAACGGCACGTTGCAAACGCTTTCCTCCGCCGTGTACGAACTTGGCGAGGAGAACGGCATCGGCATTGTGCGGCGAAAATATAACCAGACCTGGCCCGACACCCGAGGCGTGGAGGATTCCGTTGTGGTCCGTTACGTGGTGGGCTACGGACTCGCCCCGGTGAACGTGCCCATGATGATTCGCGGGGCCATTCTCCTGCACGTCGCCCATTACTTCGCCAATCGCAGCGGGGAACCGTTGCCCCGTACCTTTTACGACTGCTTGGCACCACTGACGGCGCGGAGGTTCGTCTAATGGTTGCCAAACCCAGCAGCTATGCGCATCACATGACGCTCTGGCGGCCATCGCTTGGCACGGCCAGCGCCACGGGCGAGCAACCGGTCACGGCCGTGGAGGTCGGCAAACTGTGGTGTTCCTTGCGACCCATCAGCGGCCGGGAGGCCCTAATTGCCGCGCAGACCCAATCGCAAACGACGCATATCGTCCGCACTTGGTATCGAACCGACATTACGCCTGACGAAACCATGCACCTGACACTCGATAGCCGGCGGTTTGATATTGAGTCGGTCCAAAACGTGGGCGAGATCCGCGAGGAGTTTGAGTTCCGGGTTGTGGAGCATCTATAGATCGGGAACAAACCATGCTGATAACGCTGACTGAATTGCAGCAGACCGACGGGTTCTATGAAAACAAGCAAAGCCCCGTGGCTATCGAGGCGGCGTGCATCGAAAGCGTCCGGCCGGGCGTGTTGCAAGACTACGCTGGGCCGTGTTGCGTGATTCGCACGGCCATCGACGATGAACCGCTGTACGTTGCCGGCGAAGTGGAGTCTGTGTTGGCGACGTTGCAGGCGGCGGAAGTCAGTGCGGTGGAAAGGTTGAACGCCATCGAAGGCATTTTGGCGCAAGGGCGGTAACGATGGGCGTGCCCAAGAAAAACACGATCTATGCCACGCTGACCGGCACGGCGGAAATGGAGCGGAAGTTGCGATTGGTGGAACAGAATGTCCGCAAAAAAGTAGTAGGCGCTGCGCTTCGCAAGGCGGCCAAGCCGCTTATCGAAGCCGCCCGTCGCAACGCCAAGGTTGCTGCGCCGGGCGGAAAGCGATACGGCGGCCTATCGCGGAGCATCGGGTCGGTGATCCGCAACTATCAGCGCGTCATCTTATGCGTCATCGGCCCCATGAAAGACCGCGAGTACACCCGCGAGGGGAAAAAGGAAGTCCCGGCGAAAATCGCGCACCTTGTGGAGTTCGGACACCGGATAGCTGTCGGCGGGCAGTTGCAGCCCCTTGTACCGAAAGGCTGGACGCCGGAATTGGTTTGGAGTCGCGTGCAGAAAACGATGGTGTTCAAGCACGGCGCGCCGCGTCGTTTACGCGCAGGTAAGCCGGTAGGCAAACAGAAGGGCACAGTTCCCGGCTACCCCTTCATGCGACCCGCGTGGGATTCACAACGGGCCACGGCCCAATCGGTATTCGAGCAAGAGTTTTCCGCCGGAATCGAGGCGGCACTTACATGAGCGACCCGCACGTCAGACTGGTTGCGAAGCTCAAAGGCACGGCCGCCGTGTCGGCTTTGGTTGCTGCGCGGGTGTGGCCGATGGTCGCCCCGCAAGGCCAGGCGTTGCCCTACCTGGTTTACCGTCGCGTCGATAGCGTGCCGGTCAACCATGCCGGCGGCACCACGGCCGACGACTTCACCCGCATCCAGTTGGACTGCTACGCATCGACCTACGACGGCGCGCGGGTCTTGGCCGACGCGGTGCGCGGCAACGAGGACGAAGTTGCACCCACGGGATTGTCCGGTTGGACCGATGACGATCTGCGCCTGTGGCACTTAGAAATCGAACAAGACGGCATGGAACCGCTTTGGGACGGCATGGACCGCCCGGCGGCGTTTATCGTCAGCCAGGATTACATGGTGTGAGGTTTACCGTACTGCGCGGGCTAGGGCAGCACCCGAAAAGCTGACTCCCGACGGCCTGCCCGCGCTTTTTTTCGGGGAGCGTAAGCGTATTCGCGTGTCGGGAGGCGCGCGGAGATGCCAACATGGCTTACAAGTTTTCAGGTTCAGGCACCGCCACCATCGCCGGCACGGCGGGCATTAGGGTGTCCAACGTCAGCGACAAGGACGGCGACGGCAAGATTAACGTCACCACGGCCGGCGATGCCACCTATGTGTACGAGGCCGACATCGACGATCCGGCCATCAGCTTCGACGCCCTTGGGGCGGATGCGATTGACCGGGGCGACACCGGGGCCACCACGTTCTCGTGGAACGATGGCGGCTCCACCAGCCTCGGCACGTCCGTGGTGGTCGGCAAGGAGAAAAGCGGCAGCATCGGCGAGAAGATCGTTTACAAGCTCACCGTCGTGCCGGCCGCGGCATAACCATTTCACGAAACCCTTTTGTTCGGGAGAAACCCATGAGTGAAGCATTAAGTTTGCGCGATTTGATTTTCAGCGAGCCTGACCGTCCGGTCTCGCCCGATCCGGTTCCCACGCCGGAATGGCCCAAGGTTGACGGCAAGGTCCACGTCCGCGCGCTTAGCGGCGACCAGCGGGACCGCTTCGAGACCTTCATGGCCGCTGCCCTGGAGCGCAAAGGCAAGCGGTCGCAAGTGCGGGCCAACACGGCAGGCATCCGGGCGCTGATGGTGGCCGAGGGCTGTTGCACCAAGGACGGCGAGCAGATTTTCACCGTCGCCGACGTGCAGGCCGTGGGCAAGAAGTCGGCCGTGGTGCTTGACCGGCTTTACGACGCCATCCGCAAAATCAGCGGCATGGATCGGGAAGCAGAGGAAGAGACGGGAAAAAACTCCGAGACGACCACTGGCGAAGATTTATCCTTAGCCTAGTGGTCCTGTGGGGCAGACCCAAGCGGGAGATATTGCGGCAGTTTTCCAGCGTTGAGTTGGAGGAGTTGCGTGTTTACCGAACCATCGAACCGTGGGGCGGCGAGTGGGACAACTTGCGGGCGGGCACGGTCGCCACGGCGGCGGCCGGAGCCAATCCATTCCGCAAACCCCAGAACGTGCCGAGTCCGGGCGATTGGTTCAAGCGGTCGAAAGGCCCGCGCCAAAGCGTGAAGCAGGCGCGGGGCATTGCCGACCGGGCGGCGGAACGATTCGCCAAGTGGAGAAAGAAAAAGACTGATGGCTAACGTCGGCAGACTGAATATGCAGTTGGGGATCGACATTGGCGATTTAGCCAAGGGTCTCAACCAGTCACTATCCAGCATCCG